TACAAGAGTTGAAATAGAACCGCACGACACATGGAGTATGGATTGCACACTTGCTATGATTATTCATCCTATGCTTGTACAACTCAAAGCAACGACACATGGATATCCTAGCACTACTACTGAACAAGAGTGGGACCAAATACTAGATGAAATGATCTGGGCGTTTGAACAAAAGTGCCGAGATAATTGGGAAGATGATTATCTCGGCGACTATGTAGAAGATCAAAAGAATGGGTCGATGGTTGGTAGTTTTAAATGGATTGACCATGAAGGACTGAAAACACACCAAGAACGAATGTCAAATGGCTTCAGACTATTTGGAAAATATTATGAAAACTTATGGGATTAAAATTATGGATCAGGAACAAAAAACAAACGTTTTGGAAAACTTAAAGAATGGTGAGGTTACAGTCACTTTTACCAAAGTTAACGGTGATAAACGAGTAATGACTTGTACACTTAATGAAGCAGTACTACCGCCTGCTAAAAAAGATGACCCACTGACACAAAAGAAAGTACGTGCTATCAATCCAGAAGTATGCAGTGTATGGGATGTAAATGCCAAAGGCTGGAGAGCTTTTCGTTGGGATAATGTAGTAGAGGTAGAATAATGCGTACAGCATATCTATTTGATGTAGACGGAACATTAACACCAAGTCGCTGTGGTATGAACGGCGAGTTCCGTATTTGGTTTTGTGAGTTCATGAGCAACAACGATGTGTTCCTGGTTACTGGTAGTGACTATGGAAAGACTGTTGAACAGTTGGGAACTGTTATTACAGAAAATGTAAAACGTGTATATGGATGTAGTGGTAATGATGTCTGGCAACACGGACGAAACACATACTCAAGTGAATGGAAATTACCAGACCTAGCAAGAACATTCTTAATCAGTTGTGAATACGAAAGCCCATTTGAGATACGCACAGGCAATCATATTGAAGAACGTCCTGGTGTAGTAAACTTTAGTGTAGTTGGTCGTAATGCAACCAGAGAAGAACGTGCAAAATATGTTGAATATGATCAAGCCACTGGCGAACGCAATAAAATTGTACAAGCATTCAACACAATGTTCCCAGATCTAACAGCAACAGCCGGTGGAGAAACTGGCTTGGATATCTATCCAAATGGCAAAGATAAAGCACAGATTCTGGACGATTTTTCCGAGTACGATTCAATAGTCTTTTTTGGAGATCGTTGTGACGAACTAGGAAACGACTACACGCTTTCTCGGGCGATTTCAGCTCTGTCAGAGGGCAAGAACAGCCTAGAGTACGGGCGTGGTAAATTTTATAATGTAGAAGGTTGGCAAGATACTTGGAAAATACTTCAAAATAATTTACAACCTGTTGAAATCTAAAGAAACTTTTTTACACTTTTTTGTTGACAAGTAAGACGTCTTACTGTATATTGTATTAGTAAGTTAAAAACACTAGGAGTTAATATGTTAGATCAAACAGTAACATTTGAAGATGTAAGCGCAGAAACAATTGCAATGGAATTTGTTCAATTTGAAGATGTAGATGCTGACACACTTGCTATGGAACACTTTGACGATATGAAAACTGAACTATGTATGGATTCAGTTTGGAGCATTTGGGAAGCTGCGGCACTAAGTGCTGATGACTTATTATTTCAAGATCGTCAGTATTTGGTACGTTACCAATTTGTACGCTCTGATTCAACATGTGAAGAAATTTACGATGATTTGCAGAATGGTACAAAAAGCTCAATGGCTGAAGTAACAATGTTTGCCGTAAGTGGCAGTATTAAACATCTTTGGTTTGCCGCTGATAGTTGTATTAAACAAAGTGGTACACATCATTCTTACATTGAAGATTTTCAAATGCAAGAAGATGGTTCACTATTATTAATTACTGGATCTTAAGGAGACATTTAATGATTAGATTTTTTATCGGACTTGTAATAATTTTAGGTGCTGTTGGTGCAGATGATTTTGCACATGAAGCAGGACTATTACCTCCTTCCCTTTGGGAAACAGCAGGGTGGTGCGCCCTTGGACTAGCCTTCATGTTGTGGGCTCTTCCTAAACTCGCCAATCAACAATAACTCACTCTACCATACAGGAGCCATATATGAGCAATTCTTCCACAAAATATCAGTATAATAGTCTTTTGGATATCGACGAGGAAACTCTCGATTATCTTAGTTTTGTAATTCCAGGTGGGGATGTATACAAAACGCCAATTGATGATGTTAATACATTTCTCAATGAGCTAGATACATTATATGAGGAATTGGAAAGAGAAAAACAAATTGCATAAAAGTAAAAGTTTTTGCTTGACATGTAATACTTCTTACTATATATTGTAGTTGAAGCAACAACAAGAAAGTATTCAAATATGATGATGCTATTACAAAATACTAATAATACAAACAACTATGCCTCTCAAATTAATTCAACTTATCATACAGATGAAGATCTGTTTGTCACAGTTGATCAGCGTCTACAAGAATTGTATGCCAAAGATAGTGATTTGGAAATGCTATTCCGTAGTTTAGCTGAAGGCATGGTTGCCGCAATGGGGTATGAAACATACAATGATATGGTTAAAGATATTGTTGGCATGGGAGAAATCCAATATGTACCAGTAACAAGTATCGATATTAACGATACAATGCAACGTTGGCCTGATCGTGAGAACTTGATTGATATCATTTCAGAATTTAATCCAGACTTTGTTAATCGTATCCGCACTTATTTAGATACAAAACGTAAAGATGGTAATGTATCACGTCATGTTGCTTGGGATGGACAACACACTGGACTAGCACTATACATTATTGGTGTATATGGTTTTGGTATGATGCCTGAACTGGTAACAGTACCAGTTGATCAATATCCAGGAGATGATCGTGCTGCAATCCGCCGCCGCTTTGTTGAGTTTAACAGTGGCCGTACCAGCAAGAAATTAGAAAACATTGACTTGTACAAACAGTATGTAGCAGGGTTCCGCCATGATGGACTTACTGATTTCTGGAACAACCGTTGCGTTAAGTTGCAAGAGTATTTTGAGAACTACAGTTACTATGCTACTAGCGAAAAGTTTGGTGATGAGAAACGTAGTGGTGCTTGGTCACGTATGACAGAAGTATTTAATCGTAACTTTCCAGTAGAAGTATTTGAGCGTGTGATGTATTATCATTCAGTTAGCAATGCTGACAAGCCGTTTATTGCAATGGAGATTGATAACCTCAGTGTATTCTTCCGTCAATGTATGGACGATGGAATTGTTATTACAGATGAATACATAGATGAAATGTCATCTGTACTGTCAAAGATTACACAAAACACATGGGCTCCTAGTGGCACTGTTAAAGGACGCAAAGTACAAGCAGCATACCAAAATCACTGTGATATCGAAAAGAAAGCAGGGCGTATGATTGAGGGCAAGACTTACCGTTGTAACCAAACGATTGTTGGGCCAAGCTGGATTGCAGGTGCTCTTAAAACAGCAGGATTTAAACACAAGTTACCAACTTTTGAAGTAGCATTTAACTTTACTGCGGAGGACTTAGTATAATGGGCATTCGTGAAGCAACAGATCGGGTACGTAAATCAACAACCGAAATGAAAGCCGCAATGCGAGGCAAATGTAAAACACCAGGCTGTAACAGTCACTTAACACTGTGGAAAGGTCCAGGTGAGAAAGAGTACTGTGATCCATGTCAGCGTAATTTTGCTGCATTTGGCGGTATGGCCACACCATCCAAAGCATACAGTCAGTTGCGTCAGACATCATGCAGTGATTGTGGATTTGATCCTGCTAAATTGCCACGTGTTAAAAAATACAAGGAAAGTGACCCCAAAAAATACAACAGCCTATTACGTGCCGCACTAACAGTAGATCATATTGATGGTAACCATCAAAACAATGATCCAGAAAATTTAGTAACACTGTGTAGTAATTGTCATAATATCAAAACAATTGAATACGGCGACAATCTTACTCCAAGTAATCAAAATATTTTATAATTTATTGCCTTTTACTGTTGACAACCAAGACGTTTTACCTTATAATGATGGTATAAGTTAACAAAAAGGAAACAATATGTTTGAAGTAATGTCAAAAGAAGATAAACAGACGTTGTTTGAATCAGCAGTAATTGATATCACAGCAGGTTGTATAGTTGATATTGATGATGCAAGTGGTTCATCCAACAGTGTTTGTATTGGTGACTTTCGTGACATTGGTTGGAGTACACGTGTAGCAACACGTGATAGTCTTTACTATGCTTGGAACGGTCCTAACCCTATCAAAGTTAATGGACAGATTGTTAACCCTGGTGAAACAACAGAAGAAGTTGAAATGGATTGGTCATAAAAGTTAAAAAAAGGCTTGACAACCAAGACGTTTTACTATATACTGTAAGTATAGTTAATAAAGAAGGAATACACAATGTTTAGAATCCCTAGCTTTTACCAAGAAACAGTAGATTTTACTAGTGCTTGGAATACAATTAAAAACTTTGGCCGTGGCGATGCTCTTGAAGGTATGAACGCTATGAACCGTGTTTGGGAAGAGCATGCCAGTGGTAGTGACCGCTTTGAAGAAGATGATGACTTTTATGAGTGGTATGAAGCTGAAGTGAATGCTTACAATGTGGTGTTTAAAAATATGGGCAAATTGTTTGCCTAAGGTATGTTATAATGTATGAAGGATATTACGCATATATGTTAAGAAGGACTAAAGAGGAAAATATGAAAGAAAAGATGAAAAAGATGAAAAATATAATTTTAACAGATTGCGATGGTGTTCTGCTCGATTGGGAAAATAGTTTCCATGATTGGATGTATGACAATGGATATAAAAAAGTTGTTGAAGGTGTTTATGAAATGGAAGTTGCTTATGACATTTCCAAAGCAGAATGCAAAAAATTAGTTAAAGAATTTAACCAGAGTGCTTGGATGTGCTGTTTGCCTGCTTTACGAGATGCACGAAGCGGTGTTGCCAAGCTAGTTGAAGCTGGATACACATTTACTTGTATTACTAGTTTAAGTTTAGATCCGTATGCAAAGAAGCTACGGGAGGAGAACTTGGCTAAGATATTTGGCCAAGATGTGTTTAATGATGTTGTGTGTTTGGATACTGGTGCAGACAAAGATGAAGCACTTGCACCCTACAAAGATACAGGACTTTATTGGCTTGAAGACAAGCCAGAAAATGCACAGTTGGGTGCAGACCTTGGTTTGAACACGATCCTTATAAATCATGAACATAATGTTGGGTTTATGGATAAACGAATTACTAACGTCGACAATTGGGCTCAAGTCTGTGATATTATTTTGTAATACGTTTAGTTAATACTTTCGTCTCCATAAATTGATAATACTTCAGACACGGCAGGATGTCTTTCCACATCACACCGGTTAAATTCAGTAAAGCCGATACGTTGTGTGTCGGTTTTTTTCAGTAAGAACATAAAGTCTTTTAACCCATTGTTGTCGAACCCCCTATCATGCTGAGCTAAGTCTCCTGTCACAACAATACGACTACCAACACCTATACGTGTTAGCAACATTTTCATTTGACTTGGTGTGGCGTTTTGCATTTCATCTGCGATAATGAATGCTTCTTTGAAAGTCCGCCCACGCATATATGCTAATGGGGCAACTTCAATTATGCCTTCTTCAATCATTGTTGTGATTTCTTTTGGAGTGTAATAATCTTCAAGTACATCGAAGATTGGTCTAGTCCATGGTGCCATTTTCTCTAGTAGAGTACCGGGCAAAAAGCCATGTTGTTCATCCACACTTACTGCTGGACGAGTTACAACAATTTTCTCACAGTCGCCTTCCTTGAGCGCACGAACCGCCGCTAGCACTGCTAGCATGGTTTTGCCAGTACCCGCTGGGCCTGTTGCAAACACGATGTTTTTATTTGCATCGTCAAGTAACGTCAAGTAATCCTCCTGTGCAAGATTTTTAGGTAAAATAGTTACCCTTGAATTACGCTTTTTATATTTCCCGAAGTCAACAATTGGCTCCGAACTGTTGAACGATTTGGTTTTTCTAGCTCTTTTAGTCACTACGTCATTCTCCTTTTGTAGTTTATATTTGCTAGACTTGAGCCCAAGTTGTTCATTGGTATTTAACAGATTGACGTCAAACACCTTTGATAGTATAATGAAATAACAAAATAGTTTCTTGTTTGTATAAATAGTTACAACAGCAATTAGGTAAATGAATAATGATTGAACCACAAGACATAACAGACACAATTAGTAGTATCTATGACGGTAATAGTAAGCTAGATATGCTACTCGAATTTGAGGGCGTATTAGACAAGTTACACTTGTATGCTTATAAAAACTGGATCAAAGGTGAAATTGTAGCAGGACCAGAAATTAGTCGCTATTGGATTGAAGCCACAGTGATGTATCCTAGAGATTTCATGCCAGATCCAGAAGGTTCGTTACGACTTACCAAACATGGTTGCTATGTGTATTTTCAGAAAGAAACATACATTGTAAGTAAAGAAATTAAAACACCAGATGATCTTGAAACAACTGACCGAGGCGAACGTAAGCCTAAGAAAATTGAAAAAGATGTTTGGCTAGTGCGTATCGTGATGCCACGCCACTTTGTGGACGAATTCAAAAGTCAGCAAATTGAAGTTAACGGCGTTGAAATTGACATGAGTGATGTTAGTGATGCTTACGAACAAGGACTAGATAACGAAGAGGCTTTAAAAAATGACAATGACCCAGACCAAGATATTTGAGGGATTAACCCACGAAGAAATGCAAGGACTAGTCAATAGTGTAGTTAGTATTGACCAGTATAAACCTAAAATTGGCGAAAACGCAGACACTGTTGTGGTAGCATTTACTGTACAATATGAGAAGCCAGCCAAAGATTTAAGTAACTTTATTGAAACAGGTGTAAATGAGCATTTGGATGTTGAAGCTAGCCCTGCACCCAATCAGGACGGCGAGTACAAAGTGTTTGTTGAATTCCAACGTAATAAAGATTTATATGAAAAAATATCTGGTATGTTGTCACACATTAATAAAATTACCAGTGATGCTGGTGAATGGCAATACACTGGATATAAACTTGATGACCCACGTACACTTGATGAGGAACGTTTTACTAGAGATATTATTACTGATCCAGAACTGTATCGTCAGAAGTTTGAAAAGACAGCCGGTCAGGAGATCGCAGAACGCATGGACTTTTTAGTTAAATATTAAAATGGCCAAAGAAGAAATCTTTACGGTTACTGGTAAAATTATCGATTGCATGCCCAATGCAACATTCAAGGTAAAGATTGAAGATACCGATAATATTATTATTGGACTTATCAGTGGAAAAATTCGTAAATTTAACATAAACATATTGTTGGGCGACCGTGTAGACTTAGAGCTATCACCCTATGATCTATCCAAAGGCCGTATCGTTTATAGACACAAATAAGGTAGACCATTATGGGATATAAAATTTCAGCGGCATTACTGGTTGTAATTATGGCAATGAGTGGATTAGGCTATTGGTATTATACCTCAAGTCAAGCAACTATCCAAGTATTAACAGCAAACAATGCTAAACTTGATACAGCAATACAATTAAACGAAGAAGCAATAACTTCGTTACAAGCAGACTATACAAGAGTCCTAGAACAAAATACTAAAATACAAGAACAATATGCTGACATTCGTCAGCAAAATAATCGTCTCAGAGATAAACTGTCTGACCTAGATTTAGGTCTTATTGCAAGTGAAAAACCAGACAGCATTGAACGAGCGATTAACAATGGTACCATCAATGCTGGACGTTGCTTTGAAATACTAAGTGGCGCACAGTTAACGGAGAAAGAAACAAATGCAGAAAACGGTGAACAATTTAACAAAGAGTGTCCTTGGCTTTGGCCTGGTAATATTACTGGCGAGTTGCAGTAGCTTACCACAAACTGTCGAAATCAGCGCAAAACCTGTCGAAAAACCACAACTCATTTTACCTCCAGTAGATCAAGTTAACATGCGATCAGTGGATTGGGTAGTTATCAATCAGGATAATCTAGATGAGAAGATCAGTCAACTCACAACAAACGGAAAGCCGTTGGCTATGTTTGTACTAACTGGAGACGGTTACAGTAACTTAGGACTAAACTTCAGTGATATACGTGCGTTAGTTCAGCAACAAAAAGCAATCATTGTTGCTTATGAAGAATATTACCAACAGGCAGAAGAAACACTTGACAATGCTGTCACAATCGATTAAACTCGTTGTAATATGTCAGATCCTTACACAACACTCGGCGTAGACCGAAACAGCACAGACAAAGATATCAAGAGTGCATTTCGTAAACTAGCGCACAAACATCACCCTGACCGTGAAGGCGGAAGTGAGGAAAAGATGAAGGCAGTTAATGAAGCCTATCGTCAGATCCGTACACAGGAAGATCGTGACACCTTTAATCGCCCACAGCAAGAATATCCACAGGGGTTTGGACCTAATGGATTCCAAGGCATGGGCGGTTTTGAAGATATGTTTGCTAATTTTGGATTTCGTAAACCACAACCACAAATGAATCCAAACAAAGATATACATATAAATTACAACATTACTATGGAAGAGATCTGTCTAGGTGTAAATAAAGACATACAGATATCATTGCCCGCAGACAGAAAAACCACAGTACATATAAAAATCCCACCCGGCATCAAACACGGACAAAGAATTAAATTTAGTGGATGTGGAGAAACTACACACAAAGGCTTTACATCTGGTGATTTATATGTTACAGTAGTAGAACAATTACACCCATTATATGTACGACAAGAAAACAACTGTTGCATAAAACAAAGTATAGATCTTTACACTGCTATGACAGGCGGTGAGCTGGAGGTCAACAGTATCGACAATAGTAGATATAAATTAAAAATTAAACCCGGAACTCAACCAGGAACACGGTTGCGTATACCAGAAGCAGGATTTCCAATACTCAACACAAAACGTACTGGAGATTTAGTAGTAACAATAAACGTAGTTATTCCTGCCGTATCTGATGTAAATATACGTATAAGCGACCTCAATAAGGAAAAATAAAATAATGTCAAACGAACGTTTAGAATTAATGGTAACAAAAGCATTTAAAATTGCAGAAGAGTTTAGTCACAAGTATGTAACTCTCGAGCATGTATTATGTGTGATTTTAGAAGATCAGGATGTCATTGATGTGATTGTTGAATTGGGAGGTGACCCACTTCAGATTAGCGATCATACGTATGCATATTGTCATACAGAACTAGAAGAAATTAAAGTTGTAGGTACACTACGCCCAACTAAAACACAGGCACTGGAACGTGTATTTAATCGTGCATTTACACAAGCACTGTTTAACGGACGTCAACAACTTACAACAGTGGATGTATTGTTGAGTATCCTGAGCGAAAAGAATAGTTTTGCAACATACATCTGCGCAAACAATTTTGTAACACGTGAATCATTACTAGAGCATTTGGCAGACAAAAACGATCAGGCTGAACTAGACAGCAACGACCCACGCAATAAAAAAGAAGCAGTACTGCGTAAGTTCTGTGTTAACTTAAACAAGGAAGCAGAACAAAACAAATTAGATCCACTTATTGGACGTAAAGAAGAAGTAGACTTACTGACACAAACACTGGCCAGACGTAAAAAGAATAACGTTGTATTAGTGGGCGATGCTGGTGTTGGTAAAACGGCAATTGCTGAAGGACTGGCACATCGTATTGTAACAGCAGATGTTCCAGAAACTATTCAAGGACACACAGTATACAGTTTGGATATCGGTGCATTATTGGCTGGTACAAAATATCGTGGAGACTTTGAAGAACGTATGAAAGAGATACTGGATATCTTGGAAACACGTGATGATGCTATCTTGTTTATTGATGAGATACACATGATTATGGGCGCAGGGTCAGCAGGACAAGGAGCAATGGATGTTGCTAACTTACTGAAGCCAGCACTACAAAAAGGCAAACTACACTGTGTAGGCAGTACAACATATGAAGAATATCGCGAAAAATTTGAGAAAGATCGTGCTTTAGCAAGACGCTTTTATAAGATTGATGTACCTGAACCAACACCAAGTGAAGCACGTGAGATTGTGACACAGAGTATTGCAACATACGAAACATATCACAACTTACAGATTAGTCCAGAAGCAATACAAGCGGCTGTAGACTTGAGTGTACAATATCTACATGATAAAAAGTTGCCAGACAAAGTATTTGACGTTATTGACAGCGCATTTGCTCGTCAGCGTGTAACTGAAACAGGTAAACGCAAAAGTCTTATTGATGAAGACTTAATTAAATATGAGATTAGTAAACTTGCACGTATTCCACTAGACACAGTTGTTAATGTCAAGAAGCGTGAAACACAAATGATTAATATCGAACAGAAACTGCGTGATAGAGTGTTTGGGCAAGACGAAGCAATTGACTTATTGGCGGATGCTGTTTATATCAGTAAAGCAGGACTAAAAAGCAAAGACAAGCCTGTTGGTACTTACTTGTTTACTGGACCTACTGGTGTTGGTAAAACTGAAACTGCAAAAGCAATTAGTGAATTACTTAATATGCATCTTGTACGTTTTGACATGAGTGAATATCAGGAACGTCACACTGTTGCTAAACTTATTGGTGCACCTCCTGGCTATGTTGGACATGGTGATGGTAAAATGGGTAGCGGACAACTTATTAATGAGTTGGAAAAGACTCCCAACTGTGTATTACTGCTTGATGAAGTAGAAAAAGCACACCCAGATGTACTAAACGTTATGTTACAAGTAATGGACAACGGCATGGTGACAAGCAGTGACGGTAAAGCAGTGAGTGCTAGAAATGCTGTTATTATCCTAACCAGTAACTTGGGCGCCGCTGACAGTGAAAAGAATGTAATTGGATTTAGTGGTGGTAAACATGATACTGCACAAGACAAAGCAGTTAAAAACTTCTTTAGCCCAGAGTTCCGCAATCGGTTGGATGCTACTGTTAAGTTTAATAAACTTGACCGTGGACACATCAACAAAGTTACTGATAAATTCCTTAATGAACTAAAATATATGGTCAAGGATCGTGGTGTTACATTAACGTGGACACCAGCAGTAACTGATTGGTTGAGTGATCGTGGATTTAGTGAAACAATGGGTGCAAGACCAATGGCACGTGAGATTAATGAAAATATCAAGAAGCCACTTGCACGTAAAATGCTGTTCGACGATTCGGAACTTAGTGATATTCAAGTAGACATCAATAATGACACAGTGCAAATTGAATATCGATAATATACGAGAACTTTGTAAACAAACAGGTGTTAAGTATACACTGAGCAACAAAGCATTCTATCGAAAATTTGCATACAACATTAGTTTACGTAGTATCTCCATGTGGCAGTATCGTGATAGTGACGATTTATATGCAATAAAGCGTGAATACATGAATCTAGTTGCTAAACAACACAAAATAACCAAACTAATGGATCGATTGGATATTGAATATCGCTTTAGACGTGAGCAAAACTTTAATTTGTATTTGAGTGACAGTAGTATAGTACGCCGTATATTAAACACAATGAGTGATGATGTATTATTAATTGATGGTCCTAAAAACGATCAACATTTGGATGTATTATTATCCAATCGTAAAGCAATAGTAAAATCACAGTTGTATTACAGGAAGTATCGCTTTAAGGTTGCGTATAACACCAATACAGTGTTTAAAGAAGAAATATTACCAGTGTTATCTCAATATCTCAAAAACACACCAATAGAAAATGTCAAAGTAAGCAGTAATTACTACAAACTTATAAGGGATATGGAAGCTGAACAGTCCAAAGCATGGGTTAGTAATATGAAGCCATCCAGCAACTACTCTAATATTGCCAATTGGCACTATCGACCTAAAATTAATTCATGGCATGTTGTTAGCATATATTTTGCTGATGAGGAAGATTATGTAATGTATAAAATGATGGTGGGCGGTGATACATTGCATGAATATGAAGTGATATTACAACAGGACCTGTAACAGATAAATAACTATAGTTATTTAAGGAGAAGGTTATGGCAAAAATTGCAGAAACTACAGTAGTAATTAAAGCCAGTAGACTGGTTAGAGACGATGAGCAAATATTAGCACCACTGGACGAAGGTCTACTTGATCAGCTATCAGCTATCGTACAAGAATTGGCAGGTGAAGGTACACTTGTAGAGATCATTAAGGAATAAGAGATGAGCAACGTCAGTTATACAATGTTAACACACAAAGCAGAATTAAGCTATAAAGGCGACAATATTAAGGCTGATGCCTTTTATGGTAATACTGACGGCTTACACACAGTAAGTGTAAAATTTGATGATTTTGTTGGAAGAGTTTATATCGAAGGCACATTGGCCACAACACCAACTGAGCAAGATTGGTTTCCAATATATTTAACGTCAGGTACTACGTATAAACAGTATCCAGTAAACAGTGCAGTGCCAACAGGCTCAGTTGGAGACACTGGTACAGACGGATTTACGTTCCGTGTAAACGCAATTTATTTAAGAGCGAAAATTGATCGTAGTCATTTAGGTGCTGGTTCGTATTCTCAAGTGGCACATGGCCGAATTGACCAAATACTTTTGAACGTATAGGCATAAATACTACTAATAAAAGATAAAGGTAAATGTAGTATGGCAATCTATGCGAGTTCTTCAACAATAACAGCACAAACAGTCCCGTCCATTAAACTTGACAGGTCAACATTAACTGACGATCAAGTTTTACAGTGGAACACCACACAGGGTAATTTTATAAATTCCGATTTAAGTATCGGCGGTAATCCAGCGGTTACTTCCTTTCAAGCAGGTGACGGTGCTACTGGTACATCATTAATTGGTGCTAGAACTGGTACTGGTAACCATACACAAATTATAAAAACATTAAAGGTTGGTGCCAATTTAGATATTACTGGCACTGGTACAGATGTTACAATTAGTCTCGCTAATGGCGGTGCTTTACTCAACACAGGTAATAATGTTGGTGCTGGTCAAGAAGTATACAAAAGCGTAGCCAATAATATACTACAATTTCGTACATTAACTGCAACAGGCAGTAACCTTGCTATTACAACCAATGGCGATGAAATAGAATTTAACAATACAGCAGAAATTAATACAGCAAGTAACTTAGGTACTGGGCAGTCTATATTCAGTGCAAAGACGGGCGCAGACTTAGCGTTTAACAGCATTGATGTATCTGGACAACTAAGTGTAAGCACAGCCAATAACACAATTACAATTGCTCCAAACTACGGATTTCAAGCCGGCGATGAAGGCGAACTTGTGCAAGTTAATGGCGGTGCTTTAAGTACATTAACAACAGGTGCAACTGGTTCATTCTTAATGAGTGGTGCTGGCGGACTTGAGTGGAGTACAACTACTGCTAATACAAGAATATTTAAAGTTACATTTGAGCAGGATGGCAATTTGGAAGCATTTAGTCAAGTACCGGCAGATTTAACTGTTTCCAGAATTGGTAACGAACTTACTGTAATACACAGTTTTAATACTTGGCCAAAAAGTGTAACCTATTTTGGTTTTGACAACACAAACAATCAATATAAATTACGTTATCCAACCGGTAACTATCAAGTGTTACTTGATGGTGCAAATCCAACCACTACATTTAAGATACAACTTATATCCTCCGTGGCTGGAGCAGATGTTAACCAACATGCATATGTAAACTTGGTGTTCTAAAATGAGTAATCTTAATCCACCAAAGTTACTGAGTGTTGGGATACAAGTACAAGGAATAACAGCATACTGGGCTGCAAGCACTCCACAAAAAGATATTGATGGCAATGCCAAACAGTGGCGTTTAGAAATGAACGTCAATGCACAACTACACAGTGGTGTTGAAAGTACAGTCCCTTTTCAGTATGACGGCAGAAACATTGCAGTGGGCGACTACGTTGCCACTGGTGCCAATGGATTAATTTTACGTATTGATGCAATTGAAAGTGCCAATGTAAGTACAGTTGTTTGTTTAGCAAGTGACGAAGATAGACTCAACGCACTTATGGATCAAACACAGTTTGGTGACGGAAGTATACTGGAAGGTCCTGGTATATGTTTTGAAATAGAAAACCAAATGCCAGTGCTGTTCCCATTACCAAGTGTATTGCCAGCAGGATTTAGTCGTGGGTTTGCTACACAGATACTCAGCAGATTTTTACTGCGTGAAAAACGAGACACATTAACTATTGAACAAGCCGGACATGGGCTTGCAAAGAAACAAGCAGTTGTTTTAAACAATACTGGACAGTATCAAGCTGTTGATTATACAGCGGCTGATGCTACAATGACCAAACGTATTATTGGTATTGTTGAAGAGCCAAAATGGCCAACAGACGATCACTTCCGTATGCGTACAGTTGGACCAATTGTAGACATTATGTTGGGCGGCAATCCTGGTACTCTTTATTTTGTAGACCCAGCAAGTACAACTGGACAATTGTATCACTTAGACCCCAACAGCGCACAAGCAGCCAGTACTACTGCTGACCCAGTATACATTGTTATTGATGATCACAGAGCAGTATTTTTTGCCAGCGGATTAGTAGACAATACCAGTTCAACACAGGCATTTATAGTAGGAAATCAAACTGAATTACTTGCACTAGCACCAGGGCCAGGAGATACAGCATTTGTTATAGACAGTGGTAATCCACTAGGGCCAGGCGAATGGGCATATTACATTTATCAGGGCGGTGGATGGAAAGCACTCAGTACACAAGATGGCGGTGGTGCAGACAGTCAAACCAGTTATAAGGCTATAGTAACACACAACGGAATGAACACAGTTAATATACATCGTGTAGACCATAATGTAAGAGTACTCAATGTAAGTATTGAAGTTACCACAGCATTTAATGGCGGCGCTACATTAACAGTGGGCGATAATAATAATTTTACAAGACATATGACCGCAGATGAGAACGATCTCAGTGAAGTAGGAACATACTACAGTTTTCCAAATCATTTATACAATGAAGCATCGGAAATTCATGTTAGTGCTTTTTTGAATAAAGGTGCAGCCACTGTGGGCGAAGCAGAGGTTTTGATCACCTATGCATAAATACGTATAGAGGATATTAGGAGCAAAAATGGCACTTATTAAACAGTTTGGGCTAGCAGGTGTATACGAAAACGTTCAGTTCGGCAAGGGCAACGGACGTATTAAGTTTGACCAATCAGCGAACGCATTTCTTGTACGCAACTTAGCTGACTCAAGTTTAGTCAACGCCCGAGTTGCTGAACCAGTAAATGATAGCGATGCGGCTACAAAATTTTATGTTGACAGCGTAGCACAAGGACTTGACCCCAAGGAAGCAGTTGTTGCGGCAACAAACACAATAACAACAAACATAGACGGTGACGTTTCAGGACCCATAGTTAATGATATGTTAAACTTAACATACATTACTAATGATGATAAATGGACACTAAGTGGCGGCGTAATTGACGGTGTAACACTAACAACTAACGACCGTGTATTAGTTAAAGATGCTACTGGTGCTGACGCAGTTGGTAATGGTATATTTGTATTTGCCGCAGGTGAGCTAACCCGTTCAACTGACGCAGACAATGATATAGCAGGAACACAAAACGAAATCGGCGGCGGTACATTTGTATTTGTGATAGGCGGTACAGTATGGGAAAACAGTGGATGGGTTGTAACATCACCAAAAGCCACAGCCGTACTAAAAACAGACGACATTTTATTTGCACAGTTTAGTCGTGTTACTGGCATATATGCAGATGACGGCCTTGGAAAATCTGGCAATAAAATATATGTTAGAACAGATGGAACAACCACACATATTGACAACGACAATGTGTCGGTTAAAAGTAGCACAACACAATACCAATCATTAGTAAGTGATGGCGCTGGCGGCACAGCCAATTGGAGCGCAATCAGTTTAAATGAAGCAGATGCTACACAAAACACACTACTACGTTCACGTGGTGGTTTTGGTGCAGATGCCAGTGCATTTGCTGACCAGAGTATATATCTTAGTAACTTAACAAGTAACACCACTACAGAACTAAGCGTTGGTGCAGCCAACACTGTATTACGTGTTGACGCCAACGGTGTCTTAAGTTACGGAACAGTTGACTTAGCTAACAGTGTATCAGGTATTTTACCTATTACAAAGATCAGCACAGGCACAGGCGACAATCAACAAGTTATTACCACTAATAGTGGTGCTAATGTTTGGACAGATGTAACTGAACTTAAAGGATTAGAAGCTTCTAGACAAGTAGCATTTAATTCAAGTTCTGTATCAATTGGTGCAGCTTTACCAGCAAACGCAAGAGTTACAAGTGTAAAAGTATCAATTACATCAGCGTATCAAGCATCAACATCAATTATTGTTGGAGATGCATCTGATCCAGACGCATTAGTAACAGCAGATGAGATAGATCCAACTGTAGTTGGAATTTATCAAATTGATCTAATGCATCATTATGTAAACAGTACACAAACTATCTTAGCAGTATCAAACTCAGGCAGTGGTACTGGATATGTAATGTTAACATACATTTTAGATTAAACTAGGCTTTTTTATTAAAAAAGCATAAATAAAAGTAAGCGCAATAGGCGCAGAACCATATTTTAGGAGAATTATTATGGCTTTAACAACAGCAGCAAAAGGTCAAGCAGGTAACGGACTTGGCGGACGCACACAAATCGTATCAGCACCAGTAGCAAACCAGACTGAGTATGACGCAATCATCGAAGGCTTCGGCGCAACAGGTACAGTAGCAGGCGCAGACGGCGCACACGGTGGAACAGTACACTTTGCAATTCAGCAGACAGCTGACGTTGCAGGCACAGTTGCAGCTATCACTGTAACAGCAGTTTGTGACTTCAAAGATAACGTATAATACGTAATTTTTAGTTAAATTAAAATAGGCGCCTAGTGCGTCTATTTTTTTGACTTTTTTTAAAAAAAGGCTTGACTTTAGTGTTAGGATGTATTATATTAAAGACATAAGTTAGGAGATATCCTAAGTTAGATAGTGCAAGGAATGGCGGTCCGTAGAGGTCGTAACTTGATTCATAGCTGTGGTGGCAATGCAAGAGCGTAGAGATACGAAGTTGTATTTTTAGACGTAACTGTTTAATATGAAGTTCCCGGATTTGAGCGTGGCTCTACAGAAGGGTTGTTGGTATTCACAGAGTCCAACCTATCACATTATTATAAACTTGACAGTAATCGGATTACAGTCAGACCAGTTTTAGATAAGAACTTGACTGGAGATAAGAAATACAAATACAAGAAATGACAAACCCACCATTGGTGGGTTTTGTTTTTTAATAAATACAAACATAAGTGATACTTATCGACAGCAACCTTAGGTTGACTGACAGTGGAAACACTGAACGGAGTACAAAATGGCAGTAACACAGAACCTGAAGGGCACAAGCTACCCTTCTTTTAAAATTCAGAAGGCTGGACCTACCTTATACCAAGGGTCAATTACCCCCGCATTATCAGCAGTTAACGGAGACATGTATCTACAGCATGGCAGTGAAGGCTCAGTATGGGTATACAACAACGAATGGACTAGAATTGAAACTGATATCAATGATGCAATTGATAACTTTACCATTTACAACAGTACAATGGCCACCAGTAAAAATGTTAGTCATGTATTATGGGGAGAGACCACTGATGGTAATGAAACAGAATTATCCCCCAGTTCAAGTTTTGGTATAGACACAACCACAACTACTATTGATAGTATAGCAGTAACCACAGACCAAGGGTCAGCAATTGGACAGATTCATATACCAACTGACACCGCTGGATTAGTGGAAGCTCGTTTTATTGCGAGAGATGCAGACAACAATGACCATGCAGGGTATGTTATACGTGGTGTAATTACCAATGATAGTGGAAGCACAACACTACTAACTAATCCAGTGGAAGAAATTATTGGCGAGAGTATTAATTCTTGGTATGCACTGATAGCCGCAGACGATGCAACTGATTGTTTAAGTATTAGAGTAAGTGGCGAAAATGGTAAAACTATTAAATGGACAGCGTTTGTAAACTTAACATTGGTCACAAAGACTTGATAAATACTCCTAGTAGAGGAGAGAAACTATGAACACAAACAGTATTTGGTGGACAGCACCGGAGTACTTTAGCAGATGGAGACTATTCCCAAGAGCATTTATTACAATGTACATTTACCTACTGTATAAGACAGTAATTTGGTTCCAGGACCTACCAGCACCAACTATGGAACAAGCTGGTCTAGTAAGTGTAATTGTAGGCGCAGGCGCCGCTTGGTTTGGATTATATGTTAACAGTACTAGCAGTAAATTTAGTGGTGTACAAGTAGACACAACACAAACAGGCAGTATGCCAACTCAGAAAAGCAGTACATCAGTGACACCAGTTGAAGCTGAAGCAGACGATGAGCCAGTAATTATTAGACGAAAAAGGGCATAACAATGCATTATATACGACTATTGACAAGTGAAGAATTAGAAGAAACACAAATGGTATCTTGGTACAACACCGTAATGCGGTTTGCACCAGTTAATACTGTAGTGGTTGATGACGATGACTCACTTGACGATATGTTGGAAGTGGAAGAAGAAGTAGGGGATGAAGGCTTCCCCTACGTCTACATTGTAGAGCTACGCAGAGACTTAATTGCTCGTGAAGCAGAATTTATTGTAAGTGCATGGGACATGCGTTATGATAATGATTATGAAATAGAAACAAGTAACTTGTATCGTCCAGATGCAGACATTCAACACCCATTTGATATCGAAATGGAAGATGAAGTACATCAGAATATACAACTTGAAGCCGCTAAGTTTTTGCACAACCGTTGGGTGGAAGCAAAGAACTTGGACGGATGGCGTTATGGTACACGCCTAAATATACAAGAAAAAAGTCATCCAGCAATGCGTGATTGGGATAATTTAAGCGAAGCATATCGCAAATATCCAACAATGACTAAAACAGAAGCATTGGATTTTTACACAAAGTACCGTCACCTTTTTAATTAAACCTCTTGACATCTTGTAAAATTTACGCTATACAGTAAATAAGCTAAATTTACTCAGGAGCGTATAATGCTAACTACATCTCAAAAAGAATTTCGTGCAAAAGAATTACAAGCCCGTGTACAAGGTTTGTATCGTGCTAGTCAACTACCACGAGGATCCGGCTTAACATATTATTATATGTGTCCAAAAAACAAAGCAAAAGATATAGTAGAAGTAGCATATCTTGCCTATGCACTGCTACTTACAAAATTATGTAATTCAACACAAACCAATACACTGCTAACAGTAATCGCAACCATGTGTGAGGAACGAGGTGTACTTCCAATCACCGGAACCGCAAAGCAAAAAGATCTTGCAAAACGTATTTTAATGCACACTAAAAATCGTTCATCAGAAAAAGTTATGCACCGTTCATTCTTTGGAGAATATCCAGTAAGTGCTCATTTAATGTAAAAAAATTACTTTTTTAGTTGACAACCAAGACGCTTTACCGTATAATAGTAGTATATTGTTAGGAGACACTTATGAATTATCTAGTCACAGAACCCGGTTTAACTATTTTCAACTTTGCACAAAAAATTACAGCATCGCAGTACCAACTTGCACAGCAAGTATTCGGCTCAGATGCGTTCATTGCTGTGCCTTATACACGCAAGCAACAGCAAGCAATCCGTGCAAACTTCCCTAGTAAATTTACACATACCTTTACTACAAAACAAACTACTAATTTGTTGCAATCATATGTTTAATCAAAACGTACAGCGTGTAGGATTTGCATGCAAGTACATGCACCCAGACCAGACACAAAAGCCAAAAATACTTAAAGAAGTACAAGGTGCTTACAGTGAACGCAGTACTACTATCACATGGCTTAACAATCAAAAGCAATCAGTAGCAGAAGATAAACTGTGGTTTTGTTTGGATACTAACTGGCAAAATGCATATCGTCTGATTGAGTATGTGGGTAACTTACCACAAGGTCAGCGTATGGTACGATTGGGCAGTAATATGATGCCTGCGTATACACACAATGACTGGGCTTGGTTTTACAAACAGAGCGATGTACGAGATGCCGCAGCCAAAGGCTGGGCGCAAGTGGGAGAGCTAGCACGTAAACTTGATGTGCGTGTAAGTATGCACCCTGGTCAATTTACTGTATTGGCAAGTGACAATCCAGAAATAGTAAATAGAAGTATAGAGGAGTTCGAGTATCATGCGGATATCATCAGGTGGATGGGTTACGGTAAAAAGTGGCAAGACTTCAAGTGTAACGTCCACATCTCAGGACGTCAAGGTCCAGCCGGTATCAAAGCCGTCCTTCCAAGACTGTCTACAGAAGCACGAAACTGTATCACTATTGAAAACGACGAAAACGCCTGGGGTCTCGAAGCTAGCCTAGAACTAGAAAACGATGTTGCACTGGTGTTGGATATACATCATCATTGGTGTCACAGTGGAGGAGAATACATTGACAGAACTGACGATCGCTGTAAACGTATTATTGACAGTTGGCGTGGTGTACGTCCTAGTATGCACTACAGCGTCAGTCGTGAAGACTTGCTGGTTGATCATCCAATGGATCAAAAGCCTGACTTCCAAAGACTATTAGAACAAGGCTACAAGAAAGCAAAACTACGAGCGCACAGTGACTACATGTGGAATACGGCAGTCAATGAATGGGCTAGCACGTTTCGTAATGACTTTGACATTATGGTAGAAGCAAAGTGCAAAAACTTGGCAAGTATTCCGTTTGAAGAAAGTATGTAATGATTTTATATCTTAAAACACATAATGTTACAGGTATGAAGTATCTTGGACAAACAACTAGAAATCCATACAAATATGAGGGATCTGGTGTTTATTGGCGCCGGCACATAGAGATGCACGGCAATAATGTAACAACTGAAATACTTTACCAAAGTGACAACCAAGACAATTTTAAAAAGGTTTGTATAGACTACTCAGCAAAATTTGATGTTGTTAATAATAAAATGTTTGCAAATCTAGTTGAGGAACATGGAAATTCACTTGGTGGTAAAGCTAATCCCAACTACAAGACTGGCATGTATACAGGGCGTTTAGATAATCCTGAACTATATAGACAGTTAGACAGAGATCGTCATTCTGCACAATGGGATAATAAAAAAGAACACACACACCCTAGGATGAACTTCTTTCATCATAAACGTATGGGCAATAAAGAACGTGCTGAATACTATTGGAATATATGGTACAACATGGCTCCTAAGAAAAGTAATAATCGACAAGCACTCTGGAAAACAGATACATTTGAAATGTGGTATAATCGTAAAGGCAACGATTTGGACTTTAGAGAGAAATAGAACTAATATGATCAATAGAGTTACCCCATCACAATTAGCTGATCTGGCAATGCACATAGATCAGGTTGATCCTATTGATTGGGGAATGTTAAGTATAAAAGAAGAAGATGCATATCTAATGATGGCACAACAAGTGTTGGATATGATTAGAGAAATTGAAGATGACAAGCAACTATTGGTTGCTGCTGCAAGTTTAACAAAACTAACTGTGGAGAACTTTGTGCTTAATACTCAACTATATCAAAATACAACTTTGAGTCCTGATAAGCATAAATAATAGCAACAGGGGATTTTGATATGGCAAAACAAGATTTAAATTTAGGCGCCACACCTAACGATGGTACAGGCGATCCACTCCGTGATGCAATGGACAAAGTTAATGATAACTTTCTTGAAGTTTATAATGCATTGGGCGGAAGCACACCAACTACCATTGTCAACAGTGGACAACTAGAACTAACAGGTTCTAACAAAATTACATTTTTATATGCAGACTTAGCATCATTACCATCAGCATCAAGCTATCATGGAATGTTTGCTCATGTACACGCTACTGGAGGAGCATACTATGCTCATGCAGGAAGCTGGTTAGAATTAGCAAATAAATCAACAATGGATGCACTTACTACCAGTAGTTTAACTGACGTAAGTAGCACGGCACCAAGTACTGGACAAGTTTTAAAATGGGACGGTTCAGAATGGGCACCAGCCGCAGACAGCGCAGGTAGTTCACTTGGAGCAGATGCAATTACAGCAGGCATGATTGCTGAAAATGTTGTAACAACTAGAGAAATTGCAGCAAACACAGTTGCCGTGGGCGACTTGGCTACCAATATTAGCATAGACTTTTTAGCAGACGTAGACACGACTACCGTTACCCCAGCGGCCGGTCAAGCTCTTGTTTGGTCAGCATACAACAAATGGGAACCAGCTACAGTTGCTAGTGGTAGTTATGCTAACAGCGATGTTGACACACACCTAAACGTAAGTGGCGCATCAAGCGGACAAATACTAAGTTGGAATGGAACTGACTATGCATGGGTAGCAGACCAAACTGGTGGTGGTGGTGGAACACCTGGCGGCTCTGACACACAAGTACAATACAACAACAGCGGCGCATTTGGTGCAGAAGCTGACTTTACATACAACGCAAGTACCAACACATTAACAGTGGTTAACTTAGTTGCAACTAATATTACTGCAACTGGTTCTGGCACACAGACAATTAGTGCTGGTGCTAACATCGAACTAGATGCAACAAACCGTGTACTAGTTACAGACACACCATTTAGGTTAGCAAGTTTTACAACAACTACACGTAATGCTATTGCAAGTCCTGTAAATGGTGATATGATTTACAATACTACAACTAACCAATTAGAGAGTTATGAAAACAGTTCTTGGGTAGCGACAGCTGGATCTGCTGGCGGTGCAACTAGTGTCAATACTGCTGGTAACACAGGAACAGGTAGTGTAACTTTTGCAAGTGAAACATTAACAGTAACTGGTGCAACAGGACAAATTAATGTTGATGCTGCTGGATTTGCGCTAAGTTTAAGTTTAGATGCAGACCTAACCAGTTTAACAACTATTAATACGCATACTATACCAAGCGGCACAGGTACATTAGCACTAACAAGTGATATTCCTGCAGACAACACCCCAACATTTGCTGTAACAGCACCAGATAGTGGACGTTATACGTTTAACGGTGCAGGTACTGATGGTGATGACAACGCAACATTATATCTATATCGTGGATTTACATACAAATTTGCAGTTAATAGTTCAGGACATCCTTTCCATATTCAAACATCAAGTGGTGCTTACAATGCTAGTAACTTGTATACTGATAATGTAACAAATCCTGGAACACAAAGTGGTACTATTACTTGGACTGTGCAAATGGATGCACCAAGTACATTGTATTATGTATGTCAATATCACAGCGCAATGGCTGGCACAATTAATATTGTTTAAGGAAGTATAATGAGTGAAAGAGAGTATATCGTAACACTGAATGTAGGTGTAGACTATGCAGCATTTAATGCTGAAATGATTGAAGAAACTGGAGCAGGCGACATTCCAAATCGTACTGTTGAAGTAACTAATGCTAGACCTATTTCACAACGTAATACACACTACTCATTAACTGACGAAGAAGCAGTTGATCTTGCTCAAGATTCCAGAGTAGCTGGTGTTGAAATCCCACCTGATCAAAGAGACGATCTTGATATAGGATTTGACGCAGTTCAAACTGGAGATTTTACAAAAACCAACAGTGACAGTGGAGTTTACTTAAATTGGGGGATGCGTAGATGTGCAACCACTACAAACGACTACAACACAGGCAACACAGTAAGCGGCGACTATGAGTATAATTTAGACGGTTCCGGTGTTGATGTAGTTATTCATGATAGTGGACTACATGTTGATCATCCTGAGTTTCAAGATGCAGATGGTGTAAGTAGAGTGCAACAAATTGACTGGTATACTGAAAGTGGTGTAAGTGGAACACAAGATGCCAATCACTACAGAGACCAGCACGGACACGGCACACATGTTGCTGGTACAGTAGCAGGTAAAACTTATGGATGGGCTAAAAATGCTCGTATATACGCAATAAAAGTCAGTGGACTTGAGGGTACTGGTGATAGTGGTACTGGTATTCCAATAAGTGATTGTTTTGATGTAATCAAAGGTTGGCACGATAATAAACCTATTGATCCAGCTACTGGATATAAGCGTCCAACTATTGTAAACATGAGTTGGGGGTATAGTAATACTAATACATATGAGCCATATGATGGTTACTATAGAGGAACACAGTGGACATACGACAATAATAATTCTGGCGTTGCTACAAATTTAACAACATCAGCACAACTACAAAATCGAACTGGGCTACCATTATGGAATTCTTATTCTGATGGAAACGCTCGTAAACTGAATACACGTATTACCAGTGTTGATAATGATGTACAAGAACTAATAGATGCTGGTATACATGTTTGTATTGCTAGTGGTAATAGAAACTTAACAATTGATGTAAGTGGCGGTCCAGATTATGATAACAGATACAGAGTAAATCCATTTGGAACTCCAGGCGGTTATATCTATTATTGTAGAGGCAGCAGTCCTTTTAGCAATGATGCGTTTATGGTAGGAAATGTAGATAGTGCAACTAACAGCAATGATGATTTAGAGCAAAGAGCATCCAGTAGTAACCATGGACCGGGTGTAGATATATATGCTCCTGGTACACGAATTATGAGTGCATGCAGTAACACAAATGAAATAGGCGGTCAAGACTATAATATAGATAGCAATTATAAACAAGCTAATATAAGTGGAACTAGCATGGCAAGTCCACAAGTTTGTGGTGTAGGCGCACTGGCACTTCAAGTTAATCCACACATGACTCCAGCACAGCTTAAAACATTTTTGCACAATCAATCACAATCAGGTAAACTAAGAGAAGATGCAAACTATTCTAATTGGACCATTGCTGATAGTGATTATAGTAGTTCATCATCAGCTAGATATATAGCTGGCGCACCTGACAGATTTTTATATAGTCCATATCCTGGACAATACAAGTTTAGAATTCAAAACACCTAACACAGGAGGTTGCTATTAAAATAGGAACTATATTCTCTGAGGCTATTTCGGATATTGTATCTGGTAAAGTAGACCCCACACAAGTAATAATGATATTTGATTATTCAGGTTATAATTACGAACACAGTGATGATTGGGAAGAGTGTTGGAGTTATAACAGTCAACCCAGTGGACACTGGTATAACTTGGACAAAGACAGTGTTTGGAAAGCTATTGACGAATTAATGTTTGATAGAAAAATACATCGTTATGAATGTATGCAACCAGCCTGGCGCTTTCCCTGGATGGATTTAGTAATTCCCAATGATTATCTTGATGATATTCCACAACTACGTGAGATGTGGGAAGATTATCAAGTATTAGCTAAATTAGCTACTCCTGCATATAAATAGTAACGTTGCAATTAGCAACTGAGTGAAATTTATACAGAGGAGAAGCAAATGTATCATCACAGTGAATCAATGGTCGCTATGTGCGAAGAGTTACAACGCCAAGCCGACCAAATGGAAAAAGAAGTTAAAATGATGTTGGAAATGGAAGGCCGTGCATGGGGTATTGAATTAGACAGACGCAAAAATGCAAGAGCTCTAATGGAAGAACTATCTACACACCAAGCAAGTAGCGAACTTCCACAAATGACTTGGGCATATGTTCCTGAAGAAAAAATTGAATACGATACATCAATGCCGGATGATTATGTGCCAACTGCATATGATAACCAAAGAATGGCTGAATCTGGCACTACGCCAAATGCAGATCCAGCATAAATATTACTAGTCCATTAAGGACTTTATGGGGTACCAACCCCGTAGACTTAGAACGTCAAGGAGAAAACAAATGGGAAGACCACTAAAGGCATCAAAAACAGTTAATGGAGTTGCAATTTTAGGTGCAATTGGCAAAGCTTCAGAACCAGGCGAACAGTTAAAAATGAGTGCATTTGTCACAGGCGGTAGCGCATTAGATACAAATGACATTGTACAAAAAGGCACACACCGTTTCCGTTGCACAACAGCTGATGGCACAGAAATATGCACACTAGTTGCAAAAGCACCTGGTGCTCTTGTAGCAGGAGAGTGCTGTCTGGTGGCAGCAGATCAGCAGGGAGACACATACTATGTAAGTCGTATTAGTGCTAACTGGATTGAAATTGGTGCATTGGGCACAGGTTCACAGGTTGCAGTAGGCGATCGTGTACAGTGGGTTAGGGCAACAGCACCAGCACTAACAATCTATACTGACACATATCCTGTTGGTTCAGTAGAACAGCCAGGCAGATTCCAAATGAGGACATCATAATTTTTGCATGATGCAAAAATAAATAATATTGATAACAATATGTTATCTTATGGGGGTACCAACCCCGTAGACTTAGAACGTCAAGGAGAAAACAAATGGGAAGACCACTAAACAAAAGATTCTTTGCTAAAGCTGATGTAGGACCAACAGCGGCAGGCGAAGAAATTAAAGTAAATTTTCACAACGGAAGTGGAGTAAAAGAAGGCTTTATTGTGAGACAAAAAGGATCTAAAAGATTCGTATGCTCAGCACTAGACGTACAAGATACTGAACACACATGTACACTAGCAACTGGTAAACTACCATCGGCACTAGCAGCAGGTGAAATGACTATTTCATTCAAAATGGACGATGGCGAAACATACACAGTGAGTAAAATTGCTGGACGTAGAGTTACACTATCAGCACCAAGTGCTACAGGCACAAATAAGCATGATGGCGCAAGTGTTCCATGGGGCTTTGGCAACTATACTGATCAAGCACAAGTTGAAGAAGCTGGTGATGACGATGTTGCTGCTGGCACAGACGACGACGATTTCGCAGAAGATGCATAAGTCATAAAGTTTAATAAAAACTTATACCCTTTACTATTGGATAAATACATCTATATAGTAAAGGGTTTTATTATGAAAATTAACGAAGTTACACAAATAGTCGAAAAGACTGAAATTACTCTAGAAGATACACACGACTTCCACGAAGAGTTTGGATATCTAGCATACAGTATAGACGAAAGCGATCTATTCGAAGCAGAGTATCAAGGACGCAAAGTTAAACTAAACAAGCCAATGCGTGGCGATGTTAAAAAGTTTAAAGTATATGTAAAGAATGATAAAGGCAATGTTATCAAAGTAAACTTTGGTCATGGCGGCACAAGTGCTAAACGTCCAACAATGCGTATACGCAAAAGCAATCCAAAAGCACGTAAGAGTTTTAGAGCAAGACACAATTGCGATAATCCAGGACCAAAAACTAAAGCACGTTACTGGAGTTGCCGTAAGTGGTAATATCCGATTAAGCCCTAACGTATTATATAAAGAGATAAAAGGAAGAGTGATATGAGTAAAGTGACACCATTTGCATACAGAGTAAAGAGTATGGTAAAAATTATTGACGGTGATACTTTCGATTGTATACTGGACCTGGGATTTGACGTATTGCTTGAAGCACGTGTACGTATGGCTGGTATAGATACACCAGAGAGCCGCACACGAGACTTAATTGAAAAGCAATTTGGACTTGCCAGTAAAAAGTATTTAATAGAAAGAATTGAAGCCGCACAAGATATTATAGTAAGAACAGAACTAGATAATGAAAAAGGCAAGTTCGGCAGAATCCTAGGTACAGTATACTTGGATGATGTAGATGTTAATCAGCAAATGATTACTGACGGTTATGCTGTTGGATATCATGGACAAAGTAAAGATGATATTGAAGGCCAACATTTAGTTAATAGGGATCGACTATTGACTGAAAATAAAGTACAATTAGACCCAGACTTTGGGAAGTAACACAGGAACAAAACAATGGCAGAGATCACACAAGTACAATTAAACGCATTGGAAAATGCATTGGATAAAATTTTTAGTAAAGTTGGCATTGACGTTGAATTTACCCGACACTTTATTGATCGTGTAAATGATGAACGCAATATGACACAAATTACATTGCGTGAACTTGGCCAGTTGTTTGCCAAAACATACCAAAAGTATGGAAAGCCCATTGCACAAATGGGACCAGACGCTGAAGCTGTTCTTAAAGATATGGCCAGTGATGTTAATGTGCCGTTTGCACTTGAATGGAATAAAAGTACAGGGATGTTAGAATTAATTGCCAAAACAGTTATGCGTAAGAAAAACTTCAAGACACCAGACAGAGAATTTGCTGTTGAGGCTCGTAAAGGTCCATTGGAAAAGGAAGTAATGGTACAAGGCTTGGGTGTATACTCAGTTGGTACATTACAAAGCAACCTAGCTGGAAAGTTTGCAGACTTAGCAAAGAAAGCCGCCAGTGGTGATCCATATGAGTTTAGACAAATTGAATATCATCTTAATCACGGCGTAATTGATGCAATGATGAAAAGCCTATTAGAGGCATATGACGAATTAGCAAAACAAACAATATACAGACGTGAGTTTGGAGAAACAGCAGACGCCCACACAACGCCTATAAGTAATTATGATGTTAAAAAAATGTACGAACGTTGGCAACGAGGCGAAAAATGAAAATTACTGATTTTATCAATGAAGCAAAAGATGGGTTACCGGTTAAAACACTCAAAGGATTATATCATGTTGGCACATTGGATGCATCTAAAAAGCGTGATGGATTTGAGGGAGCAGGTTTAAGTGTAAGTACACATCCTGATGCTTGGAAGCAGATTGCAAGAGGTCACGTAACAGGTGATACGTATAGTGCTACAAAAGAAGGCAACAAATTCTTAGATGCACACGGTCTTTCAGATGCACACAATGAACAAATCAAACAGTGGGCACTCGAAAATGACTACTTAGCACAACAAGAGACTGTCACAGTATGTTATTACGATGATGAAATGGAAGATGACCTTTGTTCAACTTTCAATTCAATGGCAGACGCAGAAGCAGAGTACGACGAAGAATTAGAACACATGGATGTGTCTGTAGACAAGGGCGGCATAGTTCCTACTGATAAACTGAAAAAAGAAACAAGACAAAATCGTATTGAATCAACAGGTGTGCTAGAATTTGTTCTACCTATATTTGCAGAACAGCAAGGACTTGATGGTGTTTGGTGGCAAGACAAACTAGACGTAAACAGATATTCAGCACCACGTGGTGTTATTGTTCCTAGCAAGATTAAATCTTGGAAGTTTGCTGTTAACGAAACAGCAGGAGTTGGTAAGATCACAAAACAAAACACTACACCTGATGTTAAGCCAGGTGAAACAGAACGTCAGGCTAAAAAGTTTTTTCCAATGAATAAAAATGGTAAACCAAAGCCATTGGGCGTTAAAGGTGCTACACCCAATCAAGCATTTAACTTGGGCATGACGGAAAACATAAGTGTTACTGGAACTGAGCGTGGTAAACAAGCTCGCAAAAAGAAATTACGCCCTGGTAGTGAAGCATGGTTTAAACATTGGTTTAGTTTACCTCTTATGAAGCGTGAAAGTTTTGAACAAGCAAAAGCAGAATTAATTGAACATATAGACAATGTTAGAAGTGCTAAAGATACTGCAACTCCTGTTAAAGAGGACTTCGGGTCAGTACCCCCATTGGCAGAACTTATTCTTATGGCAGTTGTAGCAAAAACAACAGTTAGTGGACTAATAGCCGCATTTAAAGTTGCTGTAAAGACTGGCAAGGGCATCAATAAACTACGTAAATTGCACAATCACGTCAAAGACATGGGCGAAGATTTAGCAGACTATGCAATGCCCCGGCGTGAATCGTTTGACAATTCACCTGCTTCGGAAAGATTTATAAATGCGGCATTACAAGCATTACATCGCTTGGTAACATCTAAAGGCAAAAAGCAGAGTGTAGGCGGATATGCATTTGATATTGCACGTGCATTTGATAGTATTAATGCTAGACAATTGGAAGACTTATATCATGAAAAGTATGGAGTTACTGAAAGTGTCAACGAAGCAATAGAAATGAAAATTAGCGATTTGACTATCAGTGATGCTGGTATGGCAATCGCACAATCGGTAGGTGGTGGAAGTAGAACAGATGCTCCGTTGGCAGTTACAAAACTCCCATCAGGCTATGTATATCTTGTAAATGGGTATCATAGATTGGTAGATGCTATGCAGGCTGGCAAAGATACTGTATCAGTAGAATATGTTCCATATGAAAAAGTAGAAATACTTTGGAAACAAGAACGTGAACAAGATATCAAATACGGTAAACAGTTTAACGAAAACTTTGCTGACGGTAAAGTAAAAGGCAAAAGTAGACCAGGCAGAGTAAAAAAGTCAGGTGCAAGTTGTAACGGTAGTGTAACAGAACTACGAGCTAAAGCTAAAAAAGCCAGCGGTGAAAAAGCAAAAATGTATCACTGGTGTGCTAATATGAAAGCTGGCAAAAAATAATATAATATATAGGAGGCCTTATGGCTTATTCAGACAAAGTGTTAGACCATTACGAGAATCCACGTAATGTAGGCAAGTTTGATCCAAACGAAGATGGAGTAGGTACCGGAATGGTAGGTGCGCCAGCATGTGGCGATGTCATGCGTTTACAAATTAAGGTAAATAGTGATGGTATCATAGAGGATGCAAAATTTAAAACATACGGATGTGGCAGTGCTATTGCCAGTTCAAGTATGGTAACAACAATGTTAAAAGGAAGAACATTAGATCAAGCAAAGGAAATCAAAAATACGCAAATAGTAAAAGAACTAGCATTGCCGCCAGTTAAGATACATTGTAGTGTACTGGCTGAAGACGCAATTAAAGCCGCAATTAACGATTACACTGGTAAGCAACACATAAACGCAAAGCCAGTACAGATTTAGTAGTATAGCCAATGGAGGTTAATCCATGAAAAAATCTATTTCAAAAGAAGACCTGGAGGACACAGAAGGTCCAATGAACAGTGTCGCAAAAGACGATGCATTAGCATATGTAGGAGCACCAAACGTAAAACATTTAAGTCAACTTGAACCACATGTTGAACGTGAAGTCAGAGCCAAAAAAGCAAAAATTAAAAGAAGCACAACAAAACATGAACGTGCTATTGGCAAAGCCGTATCAAAATTAATATAAACCGATAAATAACATTATGAAAGTACATGACATTATAAAAGAAACAGTTTCAGGTTCATTTGCCTCAAGTATGGGAAATGGAAATGGTTTTGCGAACGGTGGTCCAGGCACAATAAGTCGCCAGGGTAAAGTTAAGAAAAAAACCAAAGAAACAGCAAGTAAACTAATCAAAAGGGTTCCGTCAGAATGAAAATATCTCAAATAAACGAAGCTGATAACGTTGATCTAAAGGACCTTGAAGGTTACGATCAGCAGACTGCATCAGTTGCGGCAGACATTAAAGCAAAGTATCCAAATGCACCAGATGCATTAAGTGCTGTGCTTGGATTTATTGCCGATATTAGAGATGCCAGTAAAAAAGATGATGAAGAACATGACCAAGAACTTGCAGCTAAGAAAAAACGTGTTGATGGCTTAGAGCAACGTGTCTACGATCTGGAACAAGAAGACACATCTAATAGGAAAAAAACAATGGAAAATCAAATTAATGAAGGCGTACTTGATGACGCTGATGAAGATGGTTGGATGGCAAAAAGCCAATTATACAAATTAGCAAAATATGCTATCTCACTACACAGTATGATTAGTGACACTGACAACTTAGAGCCCTGGGTACAAGCAAAAATTACTCGTGCATCTGAAGATATGAGCAGTGTTAAACATTACTTGGAGTATGAAGCAGTTAATCCACATGGTGAACAACCTAATGATGAAACAATGCCATCTATTGCAGCCACAGTACCATCAGGCGATGTTGAAGAAGGTTATGAAGTTATGCCGTCTATTGACAGAGACAAATACCAAGAGCGTCCAGGCTTAGAGGGTCCTTTCCAAACCCGCAGTGGTAAAGTAGTTTATTATGATCCAAAAGAAGGTAGTTACTATGACCCAACATCAGACATGTATATTAGTTATGATGATTGGCGTAAATTAGATAGTAAAACTATGCATTCAACTGATGTTAAAATGGAAGCACATGAACGTCCATACATTTGTTTCCACGCTAAAAAAGGCAAGCATGAATGTCATGCTGATTCATCATATGGTGCAGCTAAGAAAGCGGCTGCACATTGGAAACTAAAATCAACTGCTGGTATTACACCAAAGTTGGCAGATGTAGACCACGTTGCAGAAGGCAAATCACCACATAAAAAAGGTACTGCAAAGTATAAAAAGCACATGGCAGCAATGCATGCCGAAGGTGTTGAAGAAACAAAAGATGCTATTGAAAAACAAGCAATAGATTTCTTTACAAGCATTAAAAGTAAGATCGGGAGCAAATAAATGAGATTACACCAATTAGACGAACATGCAAGCCGACTTAGTGACGCACCTGAAGTTAATGTAACAGAAGCAGGCGGATATTATACACAACCCGTGTATGATATGATTGAAAAACATGGTTATGAAAAAGTAATGGCTGAACTACTATCAAAATTAGATGCTGATGTAATTCAGGACTTTATACGCCGTGCAGATTTAGATGAATCACTTAGTGAAGTATCAACTTCTGATGATTACGCTAATGTATATTATGATTACAAAGAAGATTTTTATATGATTGAAGTGTTTAAAGACGGCAAAAAAGTAGCAGAAGATAATGATTACTTTGGTGCAATGGCACAAGGTAACCCACTTAAAGATAAGTTCTTAGAACTTGTTAATAAAGCCGGTTTAGAACCAGAAGGCCTTCGATTAGTATCAACAGGCGGCGATGAACCTGATGAAACAGGCGTATTTAAAAATGGTAAATTTAACTGGGACAAAAATAGTAAAGTAACTGAATCAAAAATGATGACTGAAGCACAGTTTGACGAAGCGGCAGGTGAAAAAGATGCTTGCTATCGTAAAGTTAAATCACGTTACAAAGTATGGCCAAGTGCATATGCAAGTGGTGCGTTAACAAAGTGTCGTAAAGTTGGTGCTGCTAACTGGGGCAACAGTAAGAAGTAATATGCTTATAGAACAAATCATAACAGAAATGCCAGCAATGACATTACATGGTCCAGATGGTTTTGGACTTACACAATACAGTGGCGACGAGTACGCACTGGTAGGCGGCTTTAGAGACGGTGCAAGTAATGCTGGTGAGTTAAGATTAAAATATCAAATATACAGTCATGCTCTTATTGATGCTAACAATGGCGACTTTGCTAAAGGTGAAATTGGTTATTGCGTTGTAAGAGTAGCAAGTGATGATGGACCTGATCAAGGCGAAATACTGGGCTTGATTGACATCGAACTAAAACCAAAGTATAGAAAAAGTGGACATGGACAAAAGATTGTACGTGACATTGTTGATACAACAAAGTCAGGCAACTTAGACATACACGACATTCAGAAAAAAGCCAAGAAGTTTTGGGATAAAATGGGTGTTGAGTATGATAAAGATCGCCCAGGCGCTAAGAACGCCGTTCTTAGAAAACAAACTGAACAGATTGAAGAAGATTTACGTGCTTGGTTTGGCAAAGGTAAAAAAGGTGGTGCTGGAGGTGGCGGTTGGGACCGTTATAACAGCAAAGGCGAGCGAATTGGTAAATGCGGTGACAGCAAGCCAGGTGAAGGCAAGCCTAAATGTCTAAGTAAAAGTGCAGCTGCAAAGCTACGCAATGCAGACAAAAATAAAGATGGAAAGAAAGACGGCAAGAAAGGCATAGCTAATGCCGTCAAGCGTAAAAAAGCAAAAGACCCTAATCGTGATAGACGTGGTAAAGCTAAAAACGTCAAGAACTAATTTAGGAGATTAATATGGATGATTATAAAGTCTGGCAGGATATTCCTGCCTTTCGTAGTCTTTACAACAAGTTAGATTTAAGTCTACGTTTAGGATATACAGCAGGCCCAGCAGGATGCCCAGTACCAAAGAGTGGTACGTATATAGTACGTCCTATAATAAATTTAAGTGGTATGGGTGCCACAGCATATTCACAATACATTAAAGCAGATGAAGACCACGATGTTCCTCCGGGATATTTTTGGTGCGAACGGTTTACAGGCAATCATGTAAGTGTTAATTACAGTTGGCGCAAGGCTGAAATGTATGCGATTAATGCTATACAAGGCTGGAACAGTCCTAGTGAATTGTATAGATTTAGTAGTTGGAAGTTGCTTGACAAAATACCAAAGTTTGCACAAGTTGATTCTTTGCCGAATTGGATAGATATGACAATGGCTGCTCATCATGTAAACATTGAGTTTGTGGGCGGACATATTATTGAGATGCATGGCAGACATGGTACGGACTTACCCAAGGGTGCAAAAGAAATTGTACCAGTTTGGGCTGACACCGAGCAGGATCAACACATGATGTATAATGAGATGTTGGAATGGACGTTTAAACCAAACTATGAAGATGCTGACGGAACACTACAAAACCCACGCCTTGGCTTCTATTACCGATAAATAACTACATACATAACAGAGAGGTAATCATTATGAGTTTTGTATTCGACTTCAATGCAGACCAGGTCAGAGAGTTATTAAGCGGAAACTCTGAAACCGATGAATGGTTTGAAGCAATGGAAGAGATCCTTCCATTTTATGATATTAATACAGTAGAGCGTGTGGCAGGATTTATTGCACAGTGCGCTCATGAAAGCAACAACTTTCGAGTTCTACAGGAAAATTTAAACTATAGTAGCAAAGCATTAGATGCTATTTTTGGAAAGTATTTTGTAAGAGCTGGACGTAATGCAAAAGAATATCACAGACAGCCAGAAAAAATTGCCAACGTTATCTATGCTTCACGTATGGACAACGGCGACACTGATAGCGGTGATGGCTGGAGGTTCCGAGGCAGAGGTGTTATCCAACTTACTGGTAGACACAACTACACAAAGTTTGGTAATAGCCTAAGTATCAGTGCTGAACAAGCAATTAAGTATGTAAAGACCAAAAAGGGTGCATTGGAAAGTGCATGTTGGTTCTGGGATACAAACAAGATTAACCGATACGCTGACAAGCAAGACATCACTGGTATGACTAAACGTATTAACGGTGGCACTATTGGACTAGCAGATCGCAAAAAACATTATAAACATGCACTAGAAGTGTTAGGTGGACATTGGGAACCAGCTGCAGTTGTACACAGTACAGTACGCAAAGGCAGTAAAGGCGAAACTGTTAAAGCAGTACAAAAGGCACTGGGCGCCAAAGCTGACGGAGACTTTGGTCCAGGCACAGAAGCGGCAGTTATTGCATGGCAACGCAGTCGTGGACTGGTACCAGATGGTATTGTTGGCCCAAGTACACTAAAGGCCATGGGGATAACCTAATGAGCTGTAAAAATTGTGGACACCCATCACACTGTGGGGGTCCATTACACAGGGACGAAACTGATTATGATGGTAGATTATACACCATAAAAGTTTGTTATAATTGCAATTGTAAAAATTGCTCAAAGGAGAAGTAATGTGTGGGAAATGATTGAGAACATGGCGACAGATAGATTGTGGATTTATACTGCATTAGCTGGATCGTTAATTGGATTAGCATTTAGTACATATTTTCAAAGTACACGATTAGGACTATGGCTATATGCTAAGTTTGATTTGACAGTAGACTTTTTAGTCAAACGTTGGGGTTGGACTTGGTTAGAGCAACCCGAGGATGCATGGCGCAAAAAATATCCACACGTTACAAGAAAGATCGATGAACTTGAAAAGCGTATAAAACATCTTGAAGGGAAAAGATAATGGCAGATAAACAAGACAACACAGGCAAAATGGAAGTAGCCGTACGTGTATTGGGCAATGAATTAATTGCACTAAAGATGGTGGTTGATGACTTTAAGATTAAATGGTTAATCTATGGAGTTGTAACTATTGTTGCACTAGGATGGGCCGCAAGTAGTTTTGGTCCAGCATTGTTTGACATGGTCGGCGACAATGTTCAGTAAGCAGTGCAAGTTACATTTAGAAAGTGTTGATCAAACTGGATTACAGCACATGGCAACAGCGTTAAAGACAGCAGTTAAATTACAACTAGTAGTGCCTGCTCTAATAATACATAGTGTAGCACCCAGGTGCTTTACTAACACAGCAACTAATGTTTTAAAAGACATTTTGGAGAAACGAAAATGAACACTAAATTTAGTATAGGTGTTGTCGTTGCAATTGTACTACAAGTGAGTGCATTTGTATGGTGGACAGCACAACAAGCGCAAACAATCAGTCAACTTGAAAGTGAGATGGCAGAACTTACAGCAAGAACAGCCGTTGAGAAAGAAGTTACACTAATTAATGATGTAAAACAACTACAAAAAGATATTCAGGAACTAAGTGATAAAACACTTGCAGCAGTACTAGAAACAAACCAACGTATTGATGGGTTAGGCGTACATGTGGACAGTCAAGATACTCGCATCAATGATACATTTGCAACACAAATGGAAGAGTTTCAAACAACAGTACAAAATAGTTTCAATGTAGTTGAAAGTTGGATTGATGAATTAGACCAACACGTGAAAGAGATCTACTTACACATTGATGTGTCACATCAAGGATTAGATAAAAAATTAAGTGATAGAATTAAAGATCACAACCATCAGGGAGAAGAATAATGAAGAATTGGATTAAAGATAGATTGGACGAGCGCACATCATGGGATGGAGCCGCTCTTGTAGCAGTGGGTGTTATTGTATTAATTGCAGGACCTTTTGCTAAGTTAGCCGCATATGCAGCAATTGCATATGGTGCTTGGACTATATGGAAATCAGAATAAACAGTTGACATACGGTGAATTTCACTGTATAGTAGTATTATTATTAACAACAACTGGAGTATGACTCAACATGACTACATTTACATCTGATGATGTTAACAAGCTAAAACAGCTTGTAAACGAAGGCATTCAAGTAAAAGGCGAAATGGAAGCACTACGTGAAGGCCTTAAAGATACAGTTACAGCAATTGCTGAAGAACTAGACATTAAACCTGCGGTGCTTAACAAAGCAATTAGTATTGCATACAAAGCCGAATTTAGTAGAGCAAAAGATGATTTTGATGAACTAGAATCAATTTTGGAAACAGTTGGCAGAACACTTTGAACAAAGTAATTGACTTCTGGCGGCACAGTTGGGAAACAGACAAGACAGCATTTTATTATGAACTAGTCAGTTTTGTTTTTACTGTGGCCGCCAGTTTAACACTGGCACTGAGTGCAGATGCTCCGGATATGCGAATCGTATATCCAGGCTTCTTCATAGGCAGTGTCACTGCAATCATAGCATATAAAAGACGTATGTTAGCATGGCCTTTGGTATTGACAATCTACTTTGCATTTGTTAATATTATAGGGTTCGGAAAGGCGATGGGATATTGGTAGATTATTACGCACTACACTGGAGTGATATTTTTGGTAATATGGGAGTACTATTGTTAGTAACCACTTACCTCTTATTACAAACAGATAGAATCAACGCAAAAGGCTTTTGGTATAGCTTTAATAATGCAATGGTAGCAATATTGTTGTTTGTTAATCTATATTACAAACCTGTACTTGCCAATATTACCCTTGAGATATTTTGGTTAGGTATTAGCATATATGGACTTTACAAATGGTATAAGGCAAAACATTAATGAGTTACGTAGACGGCATCATTGATAGAGACAAAGATATAATTAATATTGTTGAGCGTGTTGGAGGTAAGCGTGTTTATAAACAGCTACCAGCACGTTATGTTTTTTATTATCCTGACGCAAAGGGTAAATTTAAAAGCATATGGAACGAACCATTAAGCCGCATTGCGTGTACTAATGGCAAAACCTTTGCAAGAGAGAAGAAGCTATATTCGCACAAACAACTTTTTGAAAGCGATATGAATCCTGTGTTCCGCTGTTTGGCAGAAAACTATCTGAAAGCAGATGCACCGGAACTAAACATTGCATTTTTTGATATTGAGGTTGACTTTAACAAGGACATGGGCTTTGCGCCTCCAGAAGATCCTTTTAATCCAGTGACTGCAATTGCAGTACACCTTAGTTGGCTAAATCGTACAATATGTTTAGCAGTTGCACCCAAGACACTGGATCAAGAAACAGCACAAGCAATTTGTGAAAAGTTTCCAGACACCATGTTAATGAATAATGAAAAGGAACTACTTAATACGTTTCTTGATCTTATTGATGACGCAGATGTAATAACTGGTTGGAACAGCGAAGGCTTTGATATTCCATACATTGTAAATCGTGTTAAGCGTCAGTTGGGTAAAGAACACACTAGACGTTTTTGTTTGTGGGACAAATATCCCAAAAGACGTGAGTATCTCAGCTATGGTAAAACACAAGAAACATTTGATACAGTAGGGCGTGTACACTTGGACATGTTGCAACTGTATCGCAAGTATACATATCATGAAATGCACAGCTACAGTTTGGATGCTATTGCAGAGTATGAACTAGGCGAAACAAAGATTGAATATGAAGGCACACTGGATCAGTTGTACAACAATGACTTTGAAAAGTTTATTGGATACAACAGACAAGACGTTGACTTGCTGGTCAAACTGGAAAAGAAACTACAGTTTATTGACTTGGCAAACGTACTAGCACATGAAAACACAGTGCTTCTACAAACAACAATGGGTGCGGTTGCACAAACAGATCAGGCGATTATTAATGCGGCACATGCACGTGGTATGCAGGTTCCAGACAAACGTAGTCATGAAGGCAATACACAGGCTGCAGGTGCATATGTTGCAACTCCAGTAAAGGGTATGCATGAATGGCTAGCAAGTATGGATTTAAACAGTCTATATCCTAGTATTTTACGTGCAGGTAATATGAGTACGGAAACTATTGTTGGACAAGTGCGCCATGTGTTTACACGTGAAATGTTGGCTGACTTTAAAACTGTATCAGAGGCATGGGAGGGCAAGTTTGCTTGTCCAGAATACGAACTTGTTATGGACAAGGATCGTGAAACTATACTACATTTGGATTTTGAGGATGGAACAACACTGGATGCAACTGGTGCTGAAATATATGACTTGATATTCCTAAGTGGACAACCGTGGATCTTTAGTGCAAATGGTACTATATTCCATCATAACACCAAAGGTGTTATCCCTGGCTTACTGGAACAGTGGTACGCAGAACGTAAGATACTACAAAAGAATGCCAAAGAGCAACAAGGTGTAGATGCTGATAAGTTTGCGTTTTGGGATAAACGACAGTTGGTTAAGAAGATTAACTTGAACAGTTTGTATGGTGCGTTGCTAAATCCTGGATGTAGATTCTTTGATCAAAGACTGGGACAATCAACAACACTAACAGGCAGATGTATTGCCAGACACATGGCGGCAGAAGTTAATCGTGTTATTGAAGGTACTTATGATTACACTGGTAAAAGTATTATATATGGTGATACTGATTCCGTATACTTTAGTGCATATCCTATTTTAAAGCCACAGATTGACAGTGGAGAACTTGAATGGACAAAAGACAAAGTAACTGAATATTATGAAGCAGTATGTGAAGCGGCAAACGAAACGTTTCCAGGATACATGAACCAAGCACACAATTGTCCAAGTGAATTTGGTAGTATTATTGCCGCCGCTAGAGAAATTGTAGGTGTTGCTGGTATCTTTATTAAAAAGAAACGTTATGCTATCCTAGTGTATGATAACGAAGGTTATCGTGAAGATACTGATGGCAAACCAGGCAAAGTAAAAGCAATGGGCTTGGACTTGAAGCGTAGTGATACGCCCAAGTTTATGCAAGAGTTTTTACATGAGCTACTGGTTATGGTGCTTACTGGTGTTGAAGAACAACCAGTACTCACACGTATCAAAGAGTTCAGAAAGCCGTTTCGTGAGAAACCTGGTTGGGAGAAAGGTACTCCCAAACGTGTTAACAACTTAACTAATCATACTGCAAAGTATGATAAAACTGGCAAGTGTGGTATTGGACATGCACTGGCCGCAATTAATTACAATAGGCTTCGCAAAATGAATAGTGATGCTTATAGTATGGAGATTACAGATGGTATGAAAACTATTGTCTGTAAGTTGAAAAGCAATCCGTTAAACATGACAAGTGTTGGTATACCCACAGATGAAAAGCGTATACCAGACTGGTTTAAGGAATTGCCTTTTGATGACGATGCAATGGAGACTGCAATAATTACTAAAAAGATTGAAAACCTTTTGGGTGTGCTGAAGTGGGACTTAAAGAGTGCTCATGACAACAATACCTTTGGTGATTTATTTGATTTTGGATAGGGGGAAATATGAGTAAAATGACTGCAGAAAAAGCACAACGACATGTAGATAGCTTGTACCAAAAGAAAAAAGAGCTTGACACACGCATAGAAGTTTGTTATGCTGAAAGGGTTAATGATGAAATTATTAACAATATGAAACAGAACAAAGTCAAGCTAAACGATGAAATTGTAAAATACAAACGTATGATAACAACCAATACACAGGAGTAAGATTATGGTTAAAAAGATCCGCCTTATCGAAGATGAGGTATCTGATGAACAAATGGATGCAAATGATATCCAGAAGCAGTTTTTAGAACTTGCTAAAAGCATGGACTGGAAGCTATGGGAATTATTGCAAACAATGCAACGCCTTGAAAAAGGTTTAACAATTGTAGATGAATCTGAGAAGACTGATGCAAAAACTGAAAAGTAAAATTTGGGTTACTTTCCGCAAGGAGGGTGTACACTTATATCCAGCGGCGTTGGATGACCCTAAATTAGCAACCGGCGGTTGGGACGATGTATCGTTCCTTGGAGTTCCACACCGTCATATATTCCACTTTAAGGTGGAGATTGAAGTATTCCATGACGATAGGGATATTGAATTTATCCAGTTTAAACGCTGGATGGAACGTCTTTATGACGTAGAAGAAGTTTTGTCACTGAATCATAAATCATGTGAAATGATTGCTGAAGATTTGGCAGAACAAATTAACAATCGTTATCCAGGCCGTGATATGACCATCACAGTTTCAGAGGATGGCGAGAATGGTGCAACTCTAGAATTTAAAGGGTAAGTAGTTATGGCACGAAATAACTTCGTAAATATCAACGATGTCAAATTTGACTTGTTGAAGATCATCGAGCCATGGGACGGCGTTCTGTCACAAGAACAAAGTGGTCCTGTGTATCATCTTTTTAACGCATATCTTGGAGACCTACGTAGGTTTGGCAAGATAAAAGAGTATCAGATTACTAGTACTAATCGAAATACTGCAATTACCTACGACATTGCTGTTAAATTTAGTATTGATCGTAGTCCTAAGAAACTAAAAATCCATGTCGGTACATTCCAGTATCCATGGACCGCTACAGCGTAGCAACTTGGAAAACGGTCAATAAATGGCCGTTTTCTATCTTTTTTCTTGACATGGTCTAAATATCATGTATAATAATATTAATACACTAAAGGAGAAGTCTATATGAAAGACGTTATTGCAGATGTGGTAAAACACACAGCAGGATTAGGTTTTATTGAAAACGTAAAGGTTACTGGTACAGATAGTGAAACAACACTAGATGCAATGGACAGTGATCGCACAGTGATCCTTAAAGCAAAATTACACAATGTACAGCCTGATTTTATTGGCGAGTTTGGATTGGGCAACTTAGGTTTTCTAAGTGGCGTAAGCAAACTGCCTAACTATGCAGGCGAAGATGCAACTGTAGAAGTTGTAAAACGTGAACGAAATGGTGTGCAAGCACCGGATCATTTATTGTTTAAAGATAGCACAAACAATACTGACCGCTATCGCTTTATGAGCAAAGAAATTATTGACCAAACACTACAAACTGTAAAGTTTAAAGGTGTGGACTGGGATGTAACATTTGAGCCCACTAAAGCAAAAGTAAGTGAACTACAACAAGTAGCAGGCATTTACGGAGGCATTGAGCCAAACTTTACTGTTAAAACTGAAGAAGGCAATCTTATTGTCACAGTTGGTGCAGCAGATGGTAGTTACACTGGTAAGCGTACATTTGCACAAAATGTAAATGGTGAGATTACTGAAGGCTATGCATGGCCACTAGCACAAGTATTAGCAATCCTAAAACTAGGAATGAGTGGTGCGTGTGTAATGCAAATTAGTAAGCGTGGTGCATTGCAGATCAGTGTAGACAGTGGTATGGCAAAATATGATTATATCCTTCCTGCACTCACAGTATAGGGATTGGGTATGACAGCTACTAAAGTAAACTTAACAGAAAGTAACAAAGACTATGCAGTATTCCTGCCTAGTATTAGTACATTCTATAATAACTATGTTGCTAAACAACGACTGAATCCTAATGCGGTTCCTGCTGATCGTATTCCAGCAGGGTTTGAGCAAGGTATTGAGGGGTGTAACTTCCTCAATCCTGATGCTTACTACAACTATAAGTGGGGGCTTTACTCAGCAGGACATGCTCAACTTAATTTAGATAAAGCCAATGATGCAGATGCTATGGTACAAGGTCGAGATCGCAACAAGAGCTTTATGCTTTGCGATAGTGGCGGGTTCCAGATCATTAAAGGCGTTATCCAGTGTGATTGGGCTAACTTTAAAACTGATGACAGTTTACGTCACAAGATCTTAAACTGGTTGGAACACACAGGCGATTATAGTATGATCCTGGATATTCCAACACTGGCGGCAGATCCTACATTTAGTGGACGTACTGGTATTACAAGTTTTAATCAGTGTTTGGAGTTTACAGACTTTAATGTAAACTGGTTTAAGAAGAATCGCAAGTATCAAACAAAATACTTAAATGTTATGCAGGGCCGTAATTGGGCTGAAGCAGAACACTGGTATGAAACTATGAAGCACCATGATTTGGAAGGCTTTGCGTTTGGTGGTAGTGCCAAGAACGATATTAATATTGTATTGCGTACACTTATTAAGATGCGTGATGATCAGCAACTAGAGCGTGGCAAACGTGATGTGCTACACTACTTGGGTATTGGTAGATTGGAATGGGCAACAGCCTATACAGCAATCCAACGTGCATTGCGTGAGCATGTAAACGAAGATGTTCAAGTAATGTTTGACTGTGCATCGCCTTTCTTGGCAACAGCAAATGGTACTATGTATACACAACACGTACACAAAAGCGATCGCTTTGGTTATGTGATGGATAAAGCAATGGACAACAAACGTTTGGCTGGTAGTAAGATTCCATTCCCATATGGTAGCCCAATTGGCGAACGTATGAACTTGGGAGACATTTGTCACTATGCACCTGGTATGTTGAATAAAATTGGCAAAGAAGGTAAAACAAGTTGGGATAGTTTCAGCTACTTCTTGCTAATGTCACACAATGTGTATAGTCATATTGAAAGTGTGCAACGTGCGAACTCATTAACTGATATGGTAAGTGCTACAGTAGATACAAACTACAAGCACTGGCGCAAACTTAAATCCAGTAGTAAAGAAGAACAGTTTAGTCCGTATGTTCCACGTAACATTATATACATGTCACAGTTTATTGATCAACTATTCCGTAGTGAAACACCAATGCAGATGTTGGATGAAGCTGGCCCAATGCTTGCTAACTTTAACGGACAAAAGAGTCTAAGTTCTAGTACAGACAGTTTTAACGGATTGTTTGAAGTAGAAGATCAATACTTGGGCGAATCAGATGAACTTACTCCTGAGCAAGAAGAAGCTGCAGGAGAATTTTTAGAAACTTTGGAGGTTTAAATGACTAAACTTGATAGACTTATGGTGCTGATGGAAGAAATTGCACTACTAGAAAGCAAATTTCAACCAACAGCCACAGGACATTTGCGCACTACTGTAAGCGTATTGCGTGAACGGGTGGATGAACTAAAAGCAGAACTAGAAAAGACTGCCGCATGAATCGTATTGTACTAGTTACTGGTGGGTTTGATCCCATACATAGCGGACATATTGCATATCTCGAATCCGCAAAGCGGCTTGGGGATATGTTGATTGTTGGTATTAATAGTGATGCCTGGCTCGAACGAAAGAAGGGCCAGGCTTTCATGCCATTTGAGGAACGACAAAAAATTGTGGAAAGCCTAGGTTGTGTGGACAGTGTTTTGGCGTTTAATGACGATGATGGCAGTGCATGTGATGCAATTCAACAAGTGCTTGATATGTACAGTTACAGTGACGTGATCTTTGCCAATGGCGGAGATCGTACAGCAGATGAAATTCCCGAAATGCGGATCAAAGATGAAAATCTTATCTTTGAGTTCGGAGTTGGAGGAGAAGATAAAAAGAATAGCAGTAGTTGGATCCTTAAAAAATGGAATCAGCCTACAACACAACGTGCTTGGGGTACTTACACAGTACTGGATCGCAATACTGAATGGCAAGTTAAAGAGCTTGCATTTGATGTTGACAAGGCACTTAGTGATCAAAGACATCTAATTAGAAGTGAACACTGGCATGTGGTGCAAGGAAGTATACGTATGGACTTGGAGTTTGCTAACGGAGATAAGGAAAGTAAAACTTATCAGTCAGGAGACAGCATTGATATTCCAGTACACACGTGGCATAAAGCACACAATGTAGGCGATGTTACTGCAAAAGTAATTGAGGTTTGGATGGGATCTGAACTCAGTGAAGAAGATATTGAAAGAAGAGATTAATGAAGTATGTTATTGATATTGATGGTACTATTTGTCACGAAGTTATTATCCCTGATAGTGGCGGTAAAAAAGACTATGCAAACCACATTCCTATCCCACAAAGAATTATTAGGGTAAATCAGTTATTTAATGATGGGCATACAATTAAGTACATGACTGCTCGAGGTTGTGTAAGTGGTATTGACTATTATGACTTGACTAAAGAACAACTCATTAAGTGGGGATGTAAATTTCACGAACTAAGTGTTGGCGAAAAAGAAAACTACGACATTTGGATTGACGATAAAGCATTTTGGAGTGAGAACTTCTTCCGTCAGACGGGAGAGAGTTATGAGTAAAGTAACAATGTGTGATCCACCTAGTGGATGGAAGTATGGGTTTCCTAAACCTGTTCATGAAGAATACCATACGCTAGGCAGTGATTTTAATGTGATATCCTGGCTTAAAGCCGAAGGTTACCCACAGTCAGAGATTGATGCTTGCGGTGACCATTTCTATTG